GACGTTTACTGAAGATGAAGTGCTGGTATTGCCTGGTGGTGTCGATCCAAACGACCTGTACGCTGGGTATTCGCCGTCTGAAGCCTCACGCCGGTGGGCGACACTTGACGACTACATTGCTGACTTTCAAGCTGGCTTTTTCGAGAACGGAGCAGTGCCAGCTGGTCAGTTCATTATTACCGCACCAACACGGCAGTCGTTCCAAGAAAGCGTGGCGATGTTGCAGGACGCTCATCGCGGAGCTGGTAGCAATAACAATGTCACCTACACACACCGACCGGTTGATTCTAAGACCGGCAAGCCATCGACTACTGCGGCTGTTGAATGGGTGCCGTTCTCGCAACCAAATAAAGATATTGACTTCGAGAACTTATTCAAGCAGGTTGACAGGCGAATTGATACGTCATTTGGCGTTTCGGCAATCATGAAAGGCATTGATGACACTGCGACATACGCCAACGCGCAGGTGTCAAAGCAGGTATTCGCCGAGAACGTCGTTGATCCATTGCTACTACGCAACTACACACAGCTGACGCACGAGCTAAACCGAATCACTGGTGGCATGGGCATAGCCATTACTTACGAATTCGCTATTCCGCAAGTTGTTGACGAGGTCAAAGTGCAAGCTGAGGCTGATGATATTCGGATTAACAGCATCTTGAAATTAGAGGCAGCTGGATACAGTACCGAGAGCATCATTGACGCGCTAAAGCTACCTAATAATTTCAAGCTATTGCGTAAGGGCGAATATAAACCACCAGAGATTGAGAACGATAAGCCAGACGTTGACGAGGGTGACGAAGTAGCAGACGCGCCAGATCGCCGCAAGGTTGGCGACACGGGGGTTTGGGGAGAAGCGAACGGCACTAGCCCAAAAGCATCAGCCGACAAGCAGCCGCAGACGCTCGATGATTTCGAGCAACTGATTTATGACGCAACGACTGAGTTTATGCAGAAGCAAGTTGATCGAGCTATCGCTGAATCTCGCCAGACGGCCGAAAACAGCACTGAAGAGGACGACGAGCAAAACGAATTTGCCGAGGCACTACTACTGATCATCGTGGCGTTGATGATAGTTAAAGGTGCGATTTATTTTGAGGACGGCAAGCAACTATTGATAGACAACGGCGTATCTACTACTGAGTTAACTGGCTTTGTGGTGGCAGCCTCAACACAGGAAGCTTACCGAGGTTATCTACTAAACGTGGCACGCTCATACGCTGACGATACGGCTGCCTCAATTCGCCGAGTGCTTGATCATGCGGCATCTCATGGCTGGGCACAATCTGAGCTAGAGGAGAAACTGCGTGGCATTATGAAGACCGACGAATGGCGAGTGCAGCGAATGGCTCGCACTGAAATATCACGAGCTGATGCATTGTCGAGTGTTGAGGCGATGAAGCAAGTGCAAAGCCAAACGGGAACACTGATCGAGAAAGCAATGGAAAGTGAGACCGGAAAGCCGTGTGAGTTTTGTGCCACACTAATCGATAAGTGGGTGGCAGTTGATGAGCCAATTTTGAATCTGAATGAGGCAATCATTGGCAGGGACGGCGGCATATTCATCAACAACTTTGCGCAGAATGACGGCTACGACGTACACCCGAACGGACAGTGTCACCCGAAGTACCGCGTTGTCAAGGCGTATTTGAATGCTGAACGACGAATCATCGACGATGAACTAGCTGATTTGGATTTGCGGTGCGAGGAATGCGGACGCTACCTGAACATCAAGGGCGTTACGCAGATGATTGCGCAAGTACGTTGCAGTAATGCGAAGTGCAAACATGTTAATAACATCAAGATCGTAAACGCCGCCTCGACAGATGAGCAGGTGCGTTATGAGTTCGATAAATCGTAATCTGTAGTCTTAGAAATAAGACGAGAGCAAGACGCTCAAATTGGACGGGCAAGCAGGAGTCGAAGCATTAACTTTAACAAGGAAAGAAGCATGAAGTTCTGGAAGTGGAGCAATTCCGTTTTATCGAACAATCAAGAGCTTATACTTGACGGGCCTATCGCGAGTGATACCTGGTGGGGTGACGAAGTCACACCCGACCTCTTTCGCGAAGAACTCAAGCAGCATGCGGGCGAATTGACAGTTGTTATCAACAGCCCCGGCGGCGACGTGTTCGCAGGCTTGGCAATCTATAACGCACTCGTGAATCATAACGGAAATGTCACTGTCAGGGTTGATGGTTTAGCGGCGTCGATTGCATCAGTAATTGCGATGGCAGGCGACAAGATTATCATGTCGCCAGGCTCAATGATCATGATTCACCGCCCGTCCGTCTATGCGGCTGGCACAGTGGATGACATGGAGAAAGCCAAGGATGTGCTGATGAAAATCGAGGAGGGCATCACGCCTATCTACGCCAAGCGGACAGGGCTGAGCGATGAAAAGATCGTTGAGCTGCTGGAAGCGGAAACGTGGATGCTTGCCGATAAGGCTGTCGAGCTTGGTTTTGCCGATGAGGTGTCTGAAGCACCAGAGAAGCAAAAGCAAGACGAGGGCGTACAGAATGCGATGGGTATGAACTTTGCATTCAGTATGTCGGCCGTAAAGCAGGCAGATGCCAAGCCAATGCAGAGCCTGGTTGAACAAATCAAGGCGAAAGCAGAGGCGGAGGCAGCTAAGGCGGTGGAGCCTACCGAAAATGCACCTGAACCTGAAACGAAAACTGACGAACCAGCGGCACCGGAAGCCGTGCCAGAGGCAGAGCCTACTGACGAAACTGAGCAATCAGAGCCGGGAGAACCAACTGATAACAATCCTGAGGAGGATACGGAAATGGATCCGAAAGATATTGCAAAGATGCAAGTTAAAGAACCAGCTGATCCAGCAGCTGTCGACAAAGGTACTGTCGTAAACTACCTGGACACGCCAAAGGCATTAGAAGACTTTGCTGACGTGCTGGTAGCACAGGCAGGTGCTNGGCAGCCGTTCGCGAAGCGTGGATGGACAAGCTTGAGGCTAACGGTGTACAGATGGCTGTCACTGGTGCCGACAAACTATTCCCAACACCAGTCGTTGAAGCGATTGAGAGTGCATTCAAGGCGGGCGGCCCAATTTGGAATCTAGTCGATAAAACTGGACTTGATGCCTACAACACCGCTTGGGATACCAATACTGACGGTGCGTTGGGACACCAGGCAGGCAAAGACAAGAAAGAGGCTACGATTGCTATCGAGAACCGCGTGCTCGAAGGTCAGTACATCTACAAGTACCTCACCCTGGACAAAGAGACTATCCGCAAGAACAAGAGCACTGGCGCACTGTTGCGTTACGTCTTGCAGGAATTACCGAAGCGGATTATTGCGTCAATCGAGCGTGCAGTGGTTATTGGCGATGGTTTAGAGGATACTAGCGACGACAAGATCAAATCGTTTGTGTCTGTCAAGGCTGACGCTAAGGCTGGCAACGTGTTTGCGAAAACCTACACACCGAAAGCCAAAGAAAGCCGTCGTACTTCAATTCTGAATGCGATGGACTTGATTGAAGCCGAGGGTGATGTTTATATCGTCGCAAAACGCGGCTACATCACTTCATTGAAAGATGAACGTGGCAGCGATGGTCACATGCTGTATACGCCAGGCGTTAATATCCTAGAGGATTTGGAGTTGGCTGGTAAAATCACACCGCAGTGGTTCAACGACACCAATGATCCTGATAACGACGCATATCTGATTGTTTTCAATCGATACAAGGTAGTCGGCGATCAATCAATCGAGAGCTACACCAACTTTGCGTTGAAGCAGAATAAGCACGAATACTTGCAGGAAATCTTCGCAGGTGGTGGCTTGAGCGGCATCGCGACAGCAGTGGCTATTAAACATGTAGCCTAACAGAGAGGGGCGTAAGAGATGGCAGCATTGGTAACTAAAGAAGATATCGAGGGCGTACTTTTACGCCCCCTTTCTGATACCGAAAATACTTACTTTGAGCGGCTATTGCAGCAGGTGACGGAGACGCTGGAAACGCTGCTGGATGTCAAGATGCAAGGCGAGGCAAATACGCCGCGTCGATATGAAGCAGCCTGCGGCTCACGTTTTCTAATTGTCGATCCGTTCACCAGTTTACTACCAGAGGTAACCACTGAGAGCGGCAAGCCGCTGGTAGTCAAGTGTGTAAGTCAATTTGACGAACTAAATGCCAGCTGGTTCAACATCATCGAGATGGCTGAGCCGCTGGAGGCGGGGCGACATGTTGTCAAGGCGGCGTGGGGATACGGCGAGCCGTTGCCATACGGCTTGAAAATCCTCATCGCAAGGCTATTTGACACGCTGTCAATAGCTAATCAAGGTAGTTTTTACAACAACGTAAAGTCTGAGACGGTGTTGAGTCATTCAGTAACGTACGACAACACTAAGCAAGTTATTGATCAGTTCGCTGAGGCGAATGTTGACCTGCTGGCGAAGTTCGTACGGCCAGTCAGTTCGTGTGTAGTATCTGGTGATACGTTCGGCACACCACTGAGCCAGCGTGGAGTTCATCGCTATGATATTTCGCGATAGCATCACCTTGGTCGCACCCGTAGACGGTGTATACCGCCAGACGGGAGGCGAGCGGCACAGCGTGAAGTGTGTCATCGAGCAGACGAGCGGCTTGAC